AGTTACAGGCAAATGTTCTACACCATTTAATAAACGGAACAAGTCCAGTTCAACCTGTGTGGGCTCCAGCAGCGGAGCTCGGGGTTGCTTTACTTATAATTTTAATACTACTATTTGCATCGTGGCACGTATACTTATCAGCTCCAATATTCTTAGCGTCTATCGGCGCACTTATATATGGAACCTCGTATGCCTATCAATCTTCCTACTTATTAGACGTCTCTGGAACAATTTTAGTATCATTCCTTTTCTTTACTATCGTAACTTTCAGGAATTTTCTCCAGCAGTATTTCATGAGAATGGAAGTTAAAAAACAATTCGGCACGTACGTAAGCCCTGCCTTGGTAAAAAAGTTACAAAAAGACCCTTCACTACTGAGATTGGGTGGGGAGACAAAACGACTCACTTTTCTTTTTTCTGACATTCGAGGATTTACACCAATTTCTGAAAAATACCAATCAGACCCTCAAGGTCTTACTAGACTGATAAATCGTTTCCTAGACAATCAGACTGAGATAATTCTCAAGCATGAAGGAACAATCGATAAATACATGGGAGATTGCATTATGGCTTTCTGGAATGCTCCATTAGATGTAGAAGAACAAGAGAGAAAAGCTACAGAGTGCGCAATCGAAATGAGAATCGCACTAGGAGAACTAAATGAAAAACTCAGAGAAGAAGGCTTGGACGAAATTAATACGGGAGCGGGAATCAACTCAGGGCTTTGTGTCGTGGGAAACTTTGGAAGCAGTAGTCGTTTTGACTATTCCGTTCTTGGGGATTCTGTTAATTTGGCTGCTAGACTAGAATCTAGCTGCAAAGACTATGACACAGACCTTATAATATCAGAACATAGCTTAGTAGACGGTTTTGACTATACCTACTTAGACAATGTAACAGTCAAAGGAAAATCGGAACCAGTAAAGATATATACTATCACCAAGTGAAAAATATATCTTGACATTTAGTGTCGATTTTGATATAATTTACCTAATAGAATTTTTAATTCAAAGAACTGGGATAACTTACATGAACACAGAAGAACAGAAAAATTCTGAAAATATTATACAACTGGATTTGAGAATGTCAACACACGAAGTAATGTGTGATGAACGCTGGAAGACTTGCTTTGCCAGGCTTGACGATTTAGATACTAATATTAGCAGACTCGAAACCATAGCTATAGGTGCTTGTGGCACTATAATTGTGGGTAGCGTTGGTGTAATTATCAGCATCGTAATGATGGGCAGTTAAATAGGAAAGACATATGAAAAATAAATTTTTAGCATTACTACTCGCTTGTAGTGTAACACCAGCTTTTGCAGGTGTAGACGCAGGAGTTAGCTATACTTCAGACTATATGTGGAGAGGGGCAACTCAAACCATGGGTCAAGGAGCATGGCAAGGTAGAGTAGAAGTTGATAAAGGTGGCTTATACGGTGGTATATGGGCATCAGAAGTAGATTTTAATGATGAAGCTACATATGAAATGGACTTATATTTAGGTTACAAGTTAGATTTAACTAGCATGTGGTCTGTAGATGTAGGTGTAGTTCAATATAACTATGACAAAGGATACGAAGACAAAGAAGAAATGTTTGTGAAAACAGGTTTCGGACTAGTCAGCGTAGGATACTTTGTCGACATGGCAGACTCAGATGAAGACTTCATGAAATTTAACGTAAGTGTACCATTTGTTAAGTGGGCAGACGTTTCTCTAGAATACGGAATGTGGGATAGAGATACGGATTATGCAGGCTTAACAGTTTCTAAATCATGGAATGATTGGAAAGTAGGAATGATGATAATGGAAGAAGCAAGACAAGGTCAGTTCATGGACCACACTTCTTTAACCTTATCTAGAAGTTTCTAGGTGGCATATTCTCAGAAAGTAGTTGACAGATTTGAAGACGTACTAAAAAACCCTGAGAAGCATTCGGTTGGTCGGTTCGACCCTAAAGAACCAAATGTTGCGACAGGCATGGTGGGAGCACCAGCCTGTGGCGACGTGATGAAACTAGACTTAAAGCTAGACGATAACGATACAATAGTAGATGTTAAGTTTAAGACTTATGGTTGCGGTTCAGCAATAGCCTCCTCTACAATGTTTGTAGAGATGTTAAAAGGCAAAACTATAGAAGAAGCAAAATTAATAAAAGATAGAGACATCGCAGATGCTCTAGAACTTCCACCCATCAAGCTTCATTGCTCAGTACTAGCCGAAGGTGCTATTACTAGTGCGATAGAGTGTTGGGAAGAGAAGAAAGCAAAAAGGCGACATAACGGAGGCCCAATATGATAGATGGTTATACAACTAAAGAAATGAAACCAACAGAAATGAAGGAACCGAAACCAAGTGGGATGGGAAAACCAGAACATATGGAAGATGGTATGATATTTGAGAAGAATGGAATGTTTTTCTTTAAATGGAAAGGTGGAGAGTGCGGCTATGGAAGCATGGTTGACGCAGAAGCTGGATTAGTCAAAGTAAGTGGAAACGCTTAAAGCATTTATAGCAAAAGTAGTTAAGTTTTACTACTGGTTTATAGACTGGTTCATTGTATATCAAGAACTCACTGTTAGCTATAATTCAACTTACGGAGATGCAGACGACCAAACTTTTGTAGTACGAAAGTTTTACAGAAAACAACCAAAGTTTTTAAAATTTAAGACAAGAGAAGGTGATACTGTAGAGATACGCGGAGCTGAAGGACTTAATTACAGGATATCAGAATTATGAATCAATTATTTATAGGAATAATACTAGTACTAAGCTTAGGCAGTTACTACTTATACCAGGAAAACCAAACATTAGCAGCAAATAACATGCTATTAGAAGGTGCAGTAGCAACTCAGGAAGAAGCAATAGCTTCCCTGCAGTCTGACTTCGCACTACAGGCAGGTCAACTACAAGAGATGACTGTCAAAAGCCAAGCGGCACAAAGAGAGTTAAATAGATATACTCAATTTATACAAAATTACGAACTGGCAGCAAAAATCATTGCAGACCCAGTAACAATGGAAAGGAAAATTAATAATGGAACAAAACACATTATGGAAGAAATCGAGAAACTTAGCGGTACCGTTGATGGTCTTGACGATGGCTTGCAGTTGCAGCCTAATTCCAACTAAACAGATAGAGATTACAGCAAAGCCTCTGGAAAGAACTATAGTTCAACCAGTAATGCCTAGAGAAATCGACTTACAAGACCCTACATGGATAGTCGTCAACCCTGATAACTGGGAAGACCAGTTAGCAAGAATAGAACAACAAGAGGGTGAACTTGTATTCTTAGCAATGACCATACCAGATTATGAAGTTATGGCGTACAACATGCAAGAATTAAAAAGATACATCACAGAACTTAAAGACGTTGTAGTATACTATAGAGAAGTTACTATGCCGCCTAAAGATGAGCCTACCAAAAAGTAGACTCAAAGTTTGCAGTACGTGTCCGTACTACAATCGCTTAAAGGTGTGTAAGGTATGTAAATGCTTTATGCCTTTGAAAGCAAGAGTTAAGAGTGCTAAGTGCCCTCTTAAGCTATGGGAGAGATAGCATGATGGAATTAATAGGAACAGTTACTATGATAGTAACAGTAGCGAGCATAATAGCCGCTTCAACACCAACACCAAAAGACGATGTGTGGATTGGGAAGCTTTATAAGTTTATTGACTTATTAGCCCTAAACATCGGCAAGGCAAAACAATAATGCCATATCACACTAAGCCAAAGAAGAAAAAGAAAAAAGGTAAAAAGAAAAGAGGCATGAAATATGGCCGCTAAGCGTCGAAAGAAAGCGCCTAAAGGGTATCATTACATGCCTAATGGCAAGCTAATGAAAGGTACTAAACATGGCGGTAAGAAAAAGAAGAAGAAGTAAAGCTTCTGCCAAGAAACGTAATATACCTACTAATAAAAAGTTGTATGCAAGGGTAAAAGCAAAAGTTAAAAGAAAGTTTGCTGTTTATCCTAGCGCATACGCTAATGCATCTCTTGTAAAACAATACAAGGCAGCAGGAGGTAAGTACAGACGTGGCTAAAGTTGGTTTAAAGAAATGGTTTGGCCAGAAGTGGGTAAACATAGGAGCCAAAAAAGTAAATGGTAGCTATCCTAAGTGTGGCAGACCGAAAGGTAAGCTAACTGGAAAAGGCTATCCTAAATGTGTACCAGCAGCAAAGGCTGCTAGAATGAGCAAAAGTCAGATTAAATCGGCAGTAAGTCGAAAGAGGTCTAAGAAGCAGGGAGTTGGTGGTAAGCCCACCATGGTTAGAACTGCTGCAAGGAGAAAGAGCCGTGCCAGCAAAAAGAAAAAGTAGTAAAAAGAGTACTCGTTTAAAAAGAGTGGGCGTATCGGGATATAATAAACCAAAGCGTACGCCCAACCACCGAACGAAGTCCCATGTAGTGGTAGCAAAAGTAGGAACTAAAGTTAAGACTATACGATTTGGGCAACAAGGAGTGTCAGGAGCAGGAAAATCTCCAAAATCAGCGGCACAAAAGAAACGCAGAGCTTCATTCAAAGCTCGTCACGCCAAGAATATAGCTAGAGGCAAAATGTCGGCGGCTTATTGGGCAAATAAAGTAAAATGGTAAACAAAATTAAAGAAACAGCTTTAAAAGTTTGGAACATGGTAAATGGTAGAGACAAAAACCTTGATGGTAAAGTCGATATTAAAGATGCAATGTTAAGAGCTAAACAGAAAGCAAAGAAAACAAAGGAGAAATAAATGTCCATGAGATTATACGCAGCTGAAGCTGCATGTGGTACTACTGTGGGAGCAGCTTCTACTTTTGCGGATTCAACACAAGTAAGACTATTCAATAATAGTAGTGCTAACCAACTCGTAACAGTAGCAAACGCAGCAGATACAACACTAGGTACAATGACATTAGCAGATGGTGAAATAACAATCATCATGAAAGACCCAACTGACCAAATATTTGCCGCAGCTGCGACAGTATTAGGTACACCAGTTAAGTATAGCTAGTGCTAGATAATTGGCTAAAAGACGTTGCAGAAACCGCAGCAGTCACCCTTGATGTATTAAACAAAAAGGCTGAAGAGCGCGGTGTTGTAACTCATGCCGATGAAACAGTACAAAGCTTATGTATGGGATATCTATATCTATTAAATTTGTGCGACCAGAACCATATACTGGAAAGAAGAGACTTAGAAAGTCTTACAGACGTAATTAAAAAACATACAACAATTCATTAGATATGCTAGACATAAGTAGAACAGATATTATTAGCTCTGAATTAATGCAGTTTAACCAAGCCGAAAGGTTTATTAAACTCCCTATATCAGAGTATATGAACCTATTAGGTATTGAACCTAATAGCTCACAGAAGGCATTAATCAATGCCATTAACAACCCGAAATATAGATTCGTGTGTGCCGCCTTATCAAGGCGTCAGGGAAAAACGTATATAGCAAATGTCATAGGACAACTTGTATCACTCGTGCCAGGCTCCAACATATTAATTATGTCACCGAACTACTCTCTTTCACAAATATCCTTCGATTTACAAAGACAATTGATTAAACACTTTGACTTAGAAGTAACAAAAGATAATGCGAAAGATAAAGTTATAGAACTATCTAATGGTTCTACTATACGTATGGGTTCTGTAAATCAGGTGGACTCTACAGTAGGTAGAAGTTATGACTTAATCATTTTTGACGAAGCCGCACTGGCTGACGGAAAGGATGCTTTCAATGTGGCACTCAGACCAACATTGGATAAAGAGAACAGCAAGGCAGTATTTATTTCAACTCCAAGGGGGCGAAACAACTGGTTTGCGGACTTCTACCACAGAGGGTTTAGTGATGAATTCCAAGATTGGTGTTCTATACGAGCTACCTATCATGAGAATCCTAGAATTAGTGAGCAAGACATAATAGAAGCAAAGAAAGCTATGTCATCATCAGAATTTTCACAAGAGTACTTAGCTGACTTTAATACTTATGAAGGACAGGTTTGGAACTTTAATTTCGAAACTCAGGTGGGAGACTTCGAAAGATTAGACACTAGTAACATGGACGTCTTCGCAGGATTAGACGTAGGTTATAAAGACCCAACAGCACTATGTGTGATAGCATATGATTGGGACGTGCAAAAATACTACCTCATAGATGAATATATGGATGCTGAAAGAACTACTGAACAGCATGCTATAGAAATCAGAAAACTAATACAGAAACATAATATAGACTATATTTATATTGATTCTGCCGCACAGCAAACACGTTTTGACTTCGCTCAAAACTACGACATATCTACTATTAACGCTAAAAAATCTGTACTAGACGGTATAGGACAAGTAGCAGGTATAATAGATAATGACACGCTACACATAGACCAAAGATGTTCTCAATCATTATCATGTGTAGACCAATACCAATGGGACCCCAACCCTAACTTAATGAGAGAAAAGCCAAGACACAATATGGCAAGTCACATGGCTGACGCGCTTAGATATGCGCTGTATACCTTTGAGACCTCCGCCAACACATTTTAAAAAGTATAACCTACCAAAAAATTGTTCTTGACAAAAAGGTGAAATTTTGGTATAATTTTCAGTAATAGGAATTTATGGATTTAAAAAGAGATTTAGTCAAGTACGTACGAGACAAAGCGAAATCAGGTTATCAAAAAGATACCCAGTGCTTTATCTGTGGAGAAACAGACAACTTAGAGTTTCACCACTTCTACGGAATGACTGAGCTACTATACACTTGGATGAAGAGTAACAAAATTACGATTACCTCAGCCGATGAAATTATGAATCTTCGAGAACAGTTCATTGAAGAACATCTTATCGAAGTATACGAAGAAGCAGCTACACTATGTAAAACTCATCACTTAAGACTACATAGTATTTACGGCAAAAGGCCAAAGCTGTCAACAGCAACAAAACAAAAACGATGGGTGGAGATACAGAGAGACAAATATGGCATGGTACGATAGATTCTTAGGAGTAGATAGAGAGGAGAAGTTAAATTCTGCTCAACCTTATATTGCCTACGACGAAGGACTGTCGATAGATACTCGTGAGAAGAAAGATAATTATCGCTCAGCTTATGAAGAACTAGAGGTAGTGAATAGAGCAGTTAACATGATTGTTGACGATAGTGCTGATATTCCTTTTGATATTGGAGAAAAAATACAAGGTATTACTCCAATAGTACAAAATATTCGTAGAACAAAAGTAGATTTACTACTAAACAAAGAGCCAAACCCTTTTCAGGATATCAATAGTTTTAAGAGAAATCTAATTATTGACTTACTGATAGATGGTAACATCTTCATTTATTTTGACGGTGCCCATCTCTATCATTTACCTGCTAACAAAGTTACCATAGAAGCTGACACTCAGACCTATGTGAGCAAGTATGTATTTGATGGTCATATAGACTACACCCCGAAAGAAATTATACATATTAAAGAAAACTCATTTCATTCAATCTATAGGGGTGTACCTAGACTTAAATCAGCTTACAGAACAATGTATCTGTTAGATAGCATGAGAAAATTTCAGGATAACTTCTTCAAGAATGGAGCAGTTCCAGGATTAGTACTAAAGAGTCCTAACACACTTTCTGATAGAATTAAAGAAAGAATGTTAACAGCATGGGCACAAAGATACAATCCAAAAAATGGTGGTAGAAGACCACTTATACTAGATGGCGGATTAGAAGTAGATAGTTTAACTAAAGTAAACTTTAAAGAACTAGACTTCCAGCCGTCAATAGCCGCTAATGAGAAAGTAATATTAGAAGCTATGGGTGTACCCCCAATTCTTATGGATGGTGGTAATAATGCAAATATTAGACCTAATCACAGATTGTACTATTTAGAAACTGTACTACCTATAGTTAGAAAACTAAATCATGCGCTAGAAAGATACTTCGGCTTTAAGATTACAGAAGATGTGCATGGCGTTCCAGCTTTACAGCCAGAACTAAGAGACCAAGCAGCCTACTACGCAACACTAGTTAATACAGGTATAATGACACCTAACGAAGTCAGGGAAGCAATGAACATGGAATCAATTGATGGACATGACGACTTGAGAATCCCAGCAAACATAGCGGGCAGCGCAGCTGACCCAAGCGAAGGTGGCAGACCACCTGAAGAAACAGAGGAAAACAATGAACAAACCAGCGATTCTTAAAACTCTAATTGATTACTTTCTTGATAAAGGAAAGATACTTTCAGTAGATGAATATAAAGCAACATCAGACGCTCCAATGCGTTTTATGGTTGCAAAAAGAGCATTTGGCTCATGGGCAAGAATGACACAGATGGCAGAACAGAAAATGAGAGTAGATAATACTCCTATGCCTGCTCCAACACCTGACCCAAAACCAAAAGCAAAGCCAGCTCCTAAAAAGGTAGCTGTAAAAGGTAAGTAGTATGTCAGAAAAAATCTTTCATTGGTCATCTACTTTCAAAACACTAGGCGAAGATGATGATGGTAGCGTAAACATAAAAGGTTATGCTAGCACTAACGCATCAGATAGAGCTGGTGATGTAATTGACCACGAAGCATGGACTAAAAATGGGGGATTGGAAAACTTTAAAGGTAATCCAATAATTCTTTTTAACCATGATTATAACAAACCGATTGGTCGTGCAACTTCACTAGAAGTTAACGAAAATGGCCTCGAGCTTGGAGCTAGAATCTCTAAGTCTGCAGGCGATGTAAAAGAATTAATCAAAGATGGCGTACTTGGAGCATTTTCCGTGGGTTTCCGAGTCAAGGACGCTGATTATATAAAGGAAACTGACGGATTTATGATAAAGGATGCTGAACTATTTGAAGTGTCTGTTGTGAGTGTACCTTGCAACCAGGCCGCAATGTTCTCGATTGCAAAATCATTCGATTCTCAATCAGAATATGATGAATGGAAAGCAGAATTTTCGAAAGAAGAAAAACAGGCTCATGAGATGGAAGCAGTAAATACTGACGAAATTGATGCGCCACAAGCCGTGGGTAAAACCACTCAACAGGAGAGACATATGTCTACAGAAAAAACTACTCCAAATGCTGAGTTTGACTTAAAGGCATTCGCGGAAGAGGTGGCAAAATCAACTGCTGCTAAAATCGCAATGCAACAAGCAGAACAGAAAGCAAAAGAAGTAAGCGAAGCTGAAGAAAAAGCTGTGAAACTGGAAACAGAAGTAACAGAAAAAGAAGCTGAGCAAGAAAAAGTTAAAACAATAGTAACTGCCGGACTTTCAGGAGCTGAGAAGCTCGTAAACGAAGTTGAAAAACGCGTTTCAGAAAGACAAGGTGATTTAGAATCTGTTGTTAATGAACTACAAAAAGACCTATCAGAAAAGAAAGATGAGATTAACGCTATGCGTGAGTCAAAAAGAAACTTCTCTGACAGAGGCGACAGCAACTGGCAGAAAGCCTTCCAAAGCGACATTGATGACGCTTGGGTAATGGGACTTGCTACAGGAAAAGGCTGGAATACTAATATGGCTTCAGATGTCATGCAGAAAGTTAACGCGCATTCAGGCGTTGGCGTTTCATCAGCTGACTTTGAGCAAACAGTATCAACAAATATCGAAAGAGATATTCAGTTAGAGCTAGTACTAGCACCGTTATTTAGAGAAATCCAAATGACTTCAGCTACTCAGATTCTACCTATCTTACCAGACGCTGGTTACGCTGAATTTACAGCTAACCAAGTAGCATCTGGGTCTTCACCTCATGGAAACTTAGAGGAAAGAGGAGACACAGTTGATGGTACATACTCTGGTATAGATATGACTGAAAGAACACTTTCAACCAAAAAACTTATTTCACAATCTTACTTAGGTAATGAGACTGAAGAAGATGCAATCCTACCGATTCTTCCTTTAATTAGAGAGTCAATCATTAGGTCTCATGCAAGAGGCATTGAAAATGCACTACTTTTAGGTAATCACGCTGATGGTGTTTACGGTACAAGTGGAGCAGCTTTTGAAGGACTAGTCACAATGGCTGGTGCTAACAAAACTCAATCAGCTACTGCATTCGCATCTGAGTCTTTAACAGCTTCAATGTTGTTAAATGCTAGAAAGAATATGGGCAAATGGGGTATGAATCCTAGAGATGTTATTTACATCGTGAATTCAACTGAATACTTCAACCTATTATCAGACGCAGAGTTCCAAGATGTTAACTTAGTTGGCAACATGGCAACAAAACTGAATGGTGAAATCGGAGAAGTCTTCGGCTCAAAAGTAATCGTATGTGACGAGTTTAAAACTCCAGCTGTAAGCAAATTCTTTGCTTTAGCTGTCAACGCGAAAAACTTTGTAATGCCTAGATTAAGAGGTGTTACTATCGAGTCTGACTACGAAGTAGCAAACCAAAGAAGAGTATTAGTCGCTTCGCAAAGACTAGGTTTTACCGACCTTATCGATGCTTCAACAGCGTGTCATACACTTCAGTATAAAGCTAGTTAATTAGTTTTAGAAATCCCGTGGTGGGGGCAACTCCACCACACTTTTTATAGGAAAATATATGGCAGATTTAGTTACATTACAACAATACAAAGATTTTGCAGGACTAAAAAGTCTAGAGCATGACGCACGTATAAATGTAGTAATCGACAGTGTTTCCCAACTCGTCAAAAGTTATTGTGGTACTAGTCTTGTAGACTACGCTAGCACTAACAAAGTAGAGTATAAAACAATTAAAGATTCACTAGTAAAAACTATAATATTAGATGAATCTCCTTTGATAGAGGTAGTATCTGTACAAGAAAGAACAACTCAATCAGACGCATATGTTACACTAATCACAGAAAATTCTGATAATAGTGGTAAATATGAGTACATAGTAGAGGATGAATCTGACAGCATAGTAAGAACAAATAGCACAGGTGAGATATCTTGGGCAAGAGGTCCAAAATCAATAAAGATTACATATAAAGCAGGGTATACAACTACTCCTCATGATTTAAGATTAGCAGTATATGATTTGATTAAGTACTACATGAAGGACGAAAGAAAAGAAAGAATGTCTATATCAGGAGCAAGTGTAGAAAATGCACTATCTTCAAGCCTAAGTGGCAATATAGGATTCCCAGACCATATCAAAAGAATATTGGATATGTATAAAGTATATAGCTAGTGGCAGCTAATAATCTTTTAAAAAGAATACAAAAACTACGAGATAGTATAAAAAACTCTGATGTAGTTAGAAATGACATAAACAAAGAGACAACTAGGTGTACAGTTAGTGCTCCAGAAATAACGGATACTTTAATAGAAGCTTTTAGACATTATAATCCTAAAAAAATAAAAGCTGATAATAATGGTTCTTTATTAAAAGAAAAAAGAAAAGTATTCTATCATTTTTCAATGGTAGTAGTAAGTGCTTGGAAAAAAAATATTAGAAGTAATCCTAAGTTAGTAGTTGCAGAAGGAAATTCAGCAAAAAATGTAGCTCAATTTTATATAACTGTTGGAAATGCTGAAAAGTATTTTAATGTAACAAATAAATCCATTACAGAAAATGTAATGAATAAACCTACCTTTAGAAAACACTTTTCAATAAGAAATCAAGAAAAGTTTACTTCAACAGGCGACGTAGCTTCTGCAAAAAAAGAGCCTGGTATGAAAGGAAGCTTACAGGCCTTTCAAATGGCTCATGGAGAGGGACATTCAGTATTTGAAGCAAGACAATCCGCAGTAGAGCAAGAACTAGAAGCTGCTTTAGCAATGGAAAATCTACCTAGTAGTGCTAGTGAAATAGTATCTACTTCTAAAGATAATTTTGATAACAACATAAAAATAGGAGGAGATAGAAACTTTAAGTACGACCCTAAAACAGGTAAAATTTCTTCTAAAGAAACAATAACTGTAGATTTATCAGTTCAGACAAGAAGAAAGAACATAAAAGATGCTGCACCTTCAATGAAAGCAGGAAAGCCTCTTAATAAACTGCTAAAAGACTTAGAAGAAGATTTAAAAAATGAGATAGAAAAACAAGGTAACTCTTGGGGACCAGAAGCAAAAGGTTCCAATAGTGTAAAAGAAGGAGTCGCAGACGCAATAATTAATAGCACTATAAAGAAAAAGATGTATGCCAGTAAAAAAGGCAAAAACCTTACTAGGTATAAAACCCCTGTAAGAGCAAGTACAGTAACAGAACAGGCAGCTACTTTTACTACACAAACAAAAATTAAAGATTTAAAAGGAGGAGGACCTGCTAGAGGCATGAAAGCTTCTGGGGGACAAACACCAAATAACTCCGAAAGAGGAAAAGGTGTATCTCCTGAAACTTTTGCTACTAACATGGCAAAAGTATTAACAATAAAAAGAGCAATTAATAAAAGATTGCCCGCAGAAATTAGAAGAAATATGGGGAAACCTGCGCTAACTAATAGAACTAGTAGATTTAGTAATTCGGCAATAATAGAAGAAATGACCCCCGCAGCAAAAACATTAATGGTAAAGTATACCTATAGATTAAACCCCTATGAAACTTTTGAAAATACAGGTAAAAAAAGGTGGCCTTCAGGGTATAATCCAAAACCTCTAATTTCAAAAAGTATTAGAGGATTAGCACTATCAATGTTTAAAATAACAAATTTAACTACTAGGAGAGTTTAATGGCTAATACATATAGAACAGCAAGAAGTAAAGTCGTAGAAGCACTAGTAAGTAAACTAAAATTAATTGATGGGAACACCCCATACAATTCAAACATATTTGAAAACTGCCATAGCGGTATGGTCTTTTTAGATGAAATCCGAGAGTTCCCGAAATTATGCGTGGTAGCTGGAGATGAAACTAGAGAGTATCAACCAGGTGGTTTTAAATGGAGATTCTTGACTTTAGACGTAAGAGTTTATGTCGAAAACCAAGAAGACCCGCAGGAAGTCTTATCTCTACTGATGGAAGACATCGAAAGAGTAGTAGACGACAATGATATGTTGGTATATGACGATACTGTCAGTCCAGCATTAACAACAACTTCCTTAACTTTAGGTTCAATGTCAACAGATGAAGGTGTTTTAAAACCACTAGGAATCGGCGAATTGACTCTAACGTGTAGGTATTAAAAAGAAATTACTAACGCTGATAAACATCTAGCGACGTACTTTCAAAGTAAAATAATAGGAGAAAGCAATGGCTTTAAATCTCTCGAGAAATACCAAAGTATTTGTCAGTTCAGTAAACGGGTGTAATCCCGCTGATGGCGTCAAAGGTGGTATAAAGAATGGAAGAATTACTAATGGAGGAGCAGATTATGCGGTCGGAGACATCATAACTTGCGATACTACTAGTGGTACTGGTGAAGATGCCAAATTTATAGTGAAAGCTGTAAACTCAGGCGCGGTCACCAAGGTAGCAATGCCTAACAACTGTAAAGGTAAGAAATTTGTAGTTGGAGAAACAGCAGCACAGGCTACTAATGCAGTAGTAACTGGTGCAGACCATAGTGTTACATCTTCTGGTGAAGGTTTTATCTTCACAGTAGCAGCAGTAACATTTGGTACAACAGCAGATGGCGGAAGAATAGGAACTGGATTGTTCAAAGGAAATGAAGTAGATGCAAATACTTTCAGACTTGGTGTACTAGATGGATACAGCTTCTCACAGGGAAGTGATTCAACTGACGTAACTATATCTGAAGCAGGTGCTACACCTAACAGGGGTTCAAAAAGATTCAATGACTCTTTACCACCTGCAGAATGGTCATTTGGCACATATGTCAGACCGTTTGTACATGGAGCAGCAAGTTACAGAGCAAATGGTACATTTGACTGTGTAGAAAATGTTTTATGGGCAGCACTATCAGGAACTGGATTACCAAACTCATCAGACACAGCAGGTGCTGGTGTACAAGTAGGTACAAGTGCAGTTACGGGTTCATTATGTAAGTTTGACCAATCAGACGTTCATGAACTTATGAAACTAAGTATTTATTTCGCACTAGAAAATACAACATACAGGTTAAATCAAGCACAGATTAACCAAGCAGAAATTGACTTTTCAATTGATGGTATAGCACAGATTTCATGGTCTGGAAATGCTACTACAATTGACCAAGTATCAGAAGTTTCTGAAGACCCTTCAGTAGCAGTAGAATTTACTACAGCAGCACAAGGAGCAGATTCAGCAGCTATACTAAGCGCAGTTACTTTGAATGCAAATTCAAAAGCATTAACTGACAAAGCAGAAAACTGTGAAGAGTTTAACTATGTAGATACAACTGGTCCTGCAGATGCAGATTACCTAAGAAATAAACTTTCAAGTTTACACTTAAGTACTCTACTACAGGGTGGCGGTAAGGCTGACCAAGGTCTTGACGCAAAAGAATATGAAATCAATATTACTGGAGGCTCTTTAACTATAGCCAACAATGTTACTTATGTAACACCAGAAACTATTGGTGTTGTGGATAAGCCGATTGGTTCATTCACAGGTGCTAGGGTAGTTAGTGGTTCTTTAACCATGTACCTTGACACAAAAGCTAACGGCTCAAATGACTTGCTAACTGACTTAGCAGCGTCCACTGACCTTGTATCAAATGCTTTTGATATGAGACTATTTATGGGAGTATCAGGAAGTGTTACTCTAGTAAATGGAGTCGGTGAGGCAATGGAGGCTGATGACTTTACAGCTCCAGGTGTTGAATTCAACATGCCAAGAGCTCATTTAACTGTACCAACAATTGAAGTAGGAGACTTAATCTCTGCTTCAGTAGAATTCTCAGCTAATGGTTCAACACTATTAGACGGAGATGAAATGGAAGTTAAATATTTAGGCGCAACTACACACAGCCAGGCTGGTTATAAATCTACCGGTTCTCAAGCTGAAGCAGTATTAGCTTAATATAATGTCTCATAGTTTCCTCAAGGAGAGTAAGCTATACATCGTTTATGGCGGTAACAAGTATAGAATATATACTAATACCGCCATATCGTTTTCTCAAACTGTATCGCAAGATTCGTATCAAGTAAAGACTTTACACAATCAAGCAAACATGTTCGAGGGAGCAACTATAACATCTGCCAACGCAGTTGATTTTAGTTTTGGAATTCCTTTTACAAAAGAAAAAGACGAAAGTCCAATGATTGATTTACTAAGTAACCTTAGCAGCGAACAGCAGTTAACAAGCTTTGATATCTACATTGCAACAGGAAGTCAAGTCTTTAAAATAGATAACGCAGTTATTACATCAGGAGATTTTGCGATTTCGCCTAATTCACAGTTTGTAATATCAGTACAAGGACAAGGAACTAAACTACATAGAGTTGGTAACGAAAGTTATACCATACCTGGAAGCCCTCAATCTGAGAGCTCCACAAGAACTCCACTATTGGTTTACCCAGTAGTTTCTATAGATAGTTTAAATATGAATAATATCATATCAACTACTTTTAGTGTTCAGAACAATATAACTTGGTCTGAATTCAAAACCTTGCAAAAAAGTCTTAATGTTACTAACGCTAGTAATATTATGCGTCCATCTGAATACGTGGTAGAGAAAAGAATTGTTTCGGGAGCAGTTAATCAATACCAAACAGATAATAATATAACACAATTTGATGACTTTAGTACTAGTAGTAATATTACTATTAAAGCAGTAGAGGTAGGTAATGCAGCTAATGCAACTCCCTTCCTTCAGATACAGCTAAACCCTGCATCTTTTACTGCTAGAATGTCTGTCGCAGATACATACTCACAGAGTTATGACTTTGCTTCATTAGATAATACTAATACAGTTGCTAACATAATCACACAATATTCATAGGAGAATATAAACATGGAACTTAAAAGCCTACTGGTTGACAGTAAAACCACATTGGTAGAATTTCCTGGACTCGACGGATTTGAAGTCGAACTAGCAAACCTATCTCGAAAAGAACTCGTAGCATTACGAAAAAAATGCACACAACAAAAATTTAACAGAAAGACTAGAGCATTTGAAGAAACTCTAGATGATGATAAGTTTGTAAAAGAATTTACTAATTCAACTGTAAAAGGTTGGAAAGGACTTCAACTAGGATTCCTAGAAGATTTGGTACTAGTAGATTTAAAAAGTCAAGACCCTTCAACGCTATTAGAGTACACAGAAGAAAACGCTTTATTACTAGTAGAAAATTCATCTGAGTTTGATAACTGGCTCAATGAGGTAGTCTTTGATTTAGAAAACTTTCGTACAGACTTCAAAGGAAACAATAAAGGAAAAACTAACCCTACTCCTGAAGCATGATGCAATAGGCATGACTAAAGACCAATACTTACGTATGGTCGAGCAAACCGGAGAAGAAATAGACTGGGATAGATGTCCTCCAGAGTGGGACGACTTCCCATCTTCTGTAGAAACAGCTATGGGAATATTCAATGCCTTAGGGGACAAAATATACCCAGAAATTGGTTATATTGGAAAGGACTTTACAACTTTAACTTTTCTTTTAGATATGTACAAGGTTAAAGAACAAACAGAAATAGAATGGATATTTGAGCTACTACTTCACTTAGAGAGTGACACTATAGCTAAGTCTCAGCGACAAATTAAAGCTGAGTATGATAAAATCAAGAAGAAATAAAATATGGCACAAGATAAAGTAGTATTTGAGATAATTGCAACTGCTAAGGGCGTAAAAGTAGTCCAGCAGCAAACAGATAAACTAGCAAAAAGCAGTGATAAGGCTAGTAAATCTACAGATAGACTATCTAAGTCTAGAGACAACTATAACCGTAAAGAAAAGGGTGCGGCTGGTATTTCTTCAAACCAAACTAAAAATTTCTCTAAAATGCAACAAAGCGTTGACGGCGGTGGTGGAGCAGGCGGACTAGTTCGAGCCTATGCATTATTAGCTGCTAACGTTTTTGCATTAACTGCAGCCTTTGGAGTTCTTTCAAGGTCTGCGCAAATCGACACTTTAGTACAATCAATGGAAACTTTAAGTACTACAGGTGGCATATATATAAAAAATCTAGCCAGAGACATGCAGCAAGCTTCCGGGTTTGCCATAGATTTAGCACAATCATTCAGACAGGTATCGCTAGCAGCAAGTGCTGGTTTAAATACGGATGAAATTGAAGGATTAACAATGGTCGCAAAAGGTGCGGCAATCTCATTAGGAAGAAACTTGCCCGACGCTATGGATAGAATATTCCGTGGTGCAATTAAACTCGAGCCAGAAATACTAGATGAAATCGGACTATTTATTCGTGTAGACGAAGCTGCACAGAAGTATGCTAGAAATAATGGTAAAGTTGTTTCATCGTTAACACAGGTAGAAAAAAGACAAGCTTTCTTAAATGAGATATTAGAACAAGGAACAAGAAAATTCTCAGAATATGCAGAAACTATTAAACCCGACCCTTATGTAAGAATAGGAGCAGCTCTTGGAGATATAGCCCAAAGCGGATTATCGTTAGTTAATAGCGTATTAGGACCTTTATTAAGTTTCTTAGCCGAATCAAAAAGTTTATTAGCCGCTGTATTTGGTGTTTTAGTATTTACATTATTAAGTAAAGCTTTACCCGCTATGGGATTGTTTGCAAAGTCCCAAGCAGAGCAAGCTACTACGGCAGCAAAAAATGCTCAAGCATATACCGATGGATTACAAGCGGGTACAAAAGCTCAAGTAGCAGAAGCAAATAAAAGACTAGAAGACGATAAGAAAAACCTGAAAAAGTCACAAGCTATATTTAAACAGAGCGGCCCTCTATCAAAAGCAAAAGGAGCTAAAGATATTGACAAAGCTATAGCAAATACTACAAGAGGCCAAAAAAGAATCAATGCTTTAATAGATAAAGAAAAACAACTAAAAGTTCAAATTAAGGCCTCTGAGGAAAAAGCCCAAGTGTTACTAAAAGAAGATTTAGCCCTACTTAAAAAAGAATTAAATATTCAAAAAAGTATATTAAAAATAAGTAAAGAACAAGCGGCTAATGAAGCTAAAGGGAAAATACCAATATCCCCCACGTCAAATGCTGCTATTAAACAAGCAAAGCTAGACTCTAAAGCAGGGCAAGCTGCTGGGCTTTCTCAAGCTGTAGGAATGGCTGAAACTCAAAATTTAAGCGCAGGGTTCTCTGAGTTAAATAAACAAATTAAAAATGGTTATGAAGGAGTAGACGAATTTACAGGTAAGGCTAAACAAATACCTTATAAGTTCATGGAAAGAGGTAGTATGAGAGTTAAAGGTGGGTTTGCCTTAATGTCTTCTGGTCTATCGAAAATGATGGGTCTGTTAGGTCCTGTGATGATGGCTTTTGCTATGTTTTCTCCCCTACTAATAGGATTTAGTAAATGGCTAGGATTTAGCAGTATAGAATCAAAAGCTTTTACAGAAGAACTACTTAAAGTATCTGAAGCATCGGAAAAACTAACACAAAGATTTGATAGTCAAGCAACAGCAATGAATAATGATGCTTTAACTTTTAGAGAAAATTTAAAAGCAAGTATAGCTTACAATAAAAACCAATTGGAAACTCTCACAGGAATTAATAATTTACAATCAGCTTTAGAAGATTTTAATTCAACAGCTACTTTTACAGTTCAGAAATGGCAGAATATATTAAGAGTATTTGGTCAAGATAACAATACAAAAACAGCAAAAGCACAAATTGCATCAGCCCAACAAAGTTTACTGGGGGCTATTAAAGCAGGAGATAAAGGACTAATACAGAGAACCTCAGAGATTACAGGCACCTTTGACACTAAACAAGCAATGCGTTACTACAAAGAAATTGCGATAGGTGAAGAAAAAGTAGTTAGAGCAAGAAAAGCTGCTGGGGTCATAAATCCAGCGGCAAAAGCATTCATGGTAGAACAAATAAAATTGGCAAAAGAGAGAGGGGAAACCGGTGCACGCTATACGCAAACTGGAACGTTTAATGAGGCACTGGTGAGGGATGGTAAACGTATGAGTACTGTTACTCTTAACCTAATGAAGGCTCAAATGGATTTAAATGCTGCAAAAGTACAAGGAGATGAATTTGCTAAAAATGCTATTGGTACTGAAATGGACGCAATATCCGTGGCTGCTGAGGGCTTAACGTTTGTTAAGGCGAGAGAAAAAGCTCAAACTAACTTAGACTCAGCTTTACAAGGTACAACTGAATCTATGGGTAAATTTAACCAACAATTTATGCCAAAAACAAAAGTTGATGATATTTTAGGAAGTTTCAATCAAGTAAGGGCTTCACTAAATGAGTTAGCAGACGTAGACCCCTCTATGGTTGACGACTACTGGAGTAGTTTTGCAGACCCCGATAATCCTCTAGCTAGAATGTTCTCAAGATTTACTGAAGACATAGTAGATGCCTCAGGTAATGTAATAGGTTCGCAATTATTAACAGGCTCAAATGTGGAAGAAGCCTTTGAAGCAGCAAAGAAGAAGCTAGAAGGATATCAAGAAAATATACTAAAAACAAAAATAGAAATTAAAGCTCTTAGCCAAGAGCAAAAACTAATGGCAAAACTAGCAGGAGCAGGACTAGAAACAAATAAAAAACAACACAATGCAGAATTCGAGATACTACAGAAAAAACATACGATAGCAAAAGACTTAACAGAGGTGCAGTTACTAGATTTAGGCCTTGATAGAATCTCCCTAGCCTCTCTGGAAAAAGAGCTAAAAGGCCAGACAGATTTAGAAAAAATTAAAGGTATATTATTAAGCTATGATATGAATATAGCAGAACTTCATGGTATAAGGGCTACTCTTACCAACGAAGAAATAGAAAGTTTAAATGAAGCAATAAAATTAAAAACAAAGTTAAAAGATGCAGAACTTACACAAGCAAATGAAGCAATGAAAGTTTTAAGTGCTACAAAAGCTGTTAATGATGCAAAATCTAAAGGAGTAGCTATAGCTGCAAAATTAAGTGCTTTATCTACTGGACGTACTAATTTAAATCCTATGGAAGAGGCAAAGGTAGCTATAAAACAAGCAGACTATGAGTTTGAAAATTCAAAAAGAATAGCTAAGCAAAGACACACAATTATAGGACTACAAATAGAAGTTCTTAACTTAGAAATAGAAGTTATAGGAAAGAGACAAGGTTTAACAGCACAACAAATTAAAGCTAACCAAGTTGGTGCAAATGCAGTTAATAAATTAAACAAAGATGCACAGAACGAATTAATTAGTAATGCTGAAGGAACATTTGTAAATACATTAGCCTCATCTGTTTCAAAAGGTTTTGAAGGAGGATTGTACTCAGGGGCTGTGGCAGCAGGAGACGCTCTTAGCAAGATAAGTGGCAGAGTAGCCTCAGGAGACCTTACCGATGAAGAAGGTAAAGATGCTACATCAAAAGTAACTATGACTCTAATAAGAGAACAAGCGCAAGGTTTAGCAGATAGTTTAAAAGAACTAGGGCCTGAAGGAGCTACGATTGCAGCTGTAGTACAAGGTGCTATGGTTATGGGAGATGCGTACTCAAATGTAGGTAAAGTATTTGAGAAAAGTGGAGAAGGAATGGCACATAATGCTGCTATGGCTGCTGCTGCTGCTGCAAGTATTGGTGCAATAGGTGCTATAATGCAAGCTAACTCTAAGCAACAAATAGCAGAAGTAGATACAATGATTGACGCTGAAAAGAAACGTGATGGCAAGTCAAAAGAATCTCTAGCAAAAATTACTCAAATGGAAAAGAAAAAAGAAGCATTGGCAAGAAAAGCTTTTGAGCAAAATAAGAAAATGCAAATTGCTCAAACTATTATGTCAACAGCAGCTTCTGTAATGCAAATAATGGCAAATCCTATGGATATTACTAAAGGTTGGGCAGCTATGATGATACCTATGACTTTAGCCTTGGGTGCCGCACAGGTAGCTATGATTGCTAAAACAAAATTTAGTGGTGGTAGTACAGATGTAGGCACAGCTGGTAAAACAACCATGAGTGTAGGAAAAAGAAATAACACAGTAGATGTATCACGAGGAGCCAGCTCTGGGGAACTTTCTTATATGAGGGGAGAAAGAGGAGTTGGTAGTGGAGCTAATAACTTTACAGGTTCTGGTGGAGCAATGGGCAAAAAAGGTTATGCTTCTGGTGGAGAGGGAATACTTGTAGGAGAAAGAGGCCCAGAAATAGTAGTACCAAGTCAGAAAGTAGATGTAATACCTAATAGTAGATTAGATGGAGCAGGTCAGAGCATAAACTTTAGTATTAATGCAGTAGATGCTGCAGGAGTAGAAGACTTACTACTAAATCAAAGAGGGAATATAATTAGAATGATAAGAGAAGCAGCAAATGATACAGGCGAAAGATTTTTAGAAACAGTTGATACACAGACATACGGGAGTAATACATAATGGCAGCATTTAGCGCATTCAATAATAGATTACCAGACCCAAATTGGGGGATAAATGAAGCAGGAGACGGACATGCAACTAGTTATGTAGAAGGACCTGGGTTTTCTAGTGTTTCTTTTCAATCAAATCAACCTACTGCTTTTAGTAGAACTTTAAGCGGTAGAGTTACTACTCGTGCTATTGCAGGTCAAAATTGGAAAATTAATATATCTTATAATCCTATGACTCGTGCTCAGTTTGAACCTATATACAATTTTTTACAAGAAAAGAGAGGAAGATTAAAACCTTTTGAAGTGGTACTACCTCAATACGATTCTCCTCAAACAGCTATAACAGTTACTAGTGGAAGTAACTTACTAGTAGACGGAGCAGTACTAGCTGGTGCAACCAACTTCAAAGCAGACAATCATAGCCATACTTCTAATGGTTCTTTAAAACCCGGTGATATGTTTACTTTTAGTGACTCTACTAATTCAAACCATAAGAAAGTATATCAAGTAACAAGAGTACTAAATAATGCAGATTACTTAACAGGTGGAACTCGTCCAGCAGCAGATGAAAGACTATACTATGTTACTCCTGCTATAGAAAGAGCAGTCCCAAACAACACACAATTAATTACAACCAATCCAGTCTTTAGAGTAGTACAGTCATCAGACGTAGTATCTTACTCTTTAGGCACAAACAATTTATATGAGTTCTCATTGAGCTTAGAGGAAATTCAGTCATAATATGTCAGTAGAAAGAAATATCGATTCTAATATTAAAACAGCACTTGTCAATAATGACGATTTTGCGTACGCTCATTTAGTTAAATTTGAAAGACCTTTTAAACTAATAAATGGAAAAGCTCCTACAGATGCAAATAGATATGCATACTACACCGATGGAGCAACAGATATTGAGTTTGATGATGGCAGTAAAGCCTCAGATGGAAGTGCTAATAATTCTCAAGTGTATAAAGCAAACAGAATCTTAGCTATAGGACAATATTCAGAAACAACAAGAGCAAGAGCAACCTCTATGAGTTTAACCCTTGCAGCTGAAGACTTAGGAGCTACAGTACAAATAGCAGGAACTTTATCAACTACAGGATTATTTACTCCAACAAGTACAGTACATAATGGAGAAATTTTAGATTTTGCTTTAGAAGGTTTTAAAGAAGGAGACTTAATAAAATTTACTAATGGCTCAACAATATCTAAATATATAATAAAAAACTTTACAACAAATAATACAGTAATACAAACAGAAAGAATAGGACTTAATGCAGACGAATACGAATCATCTTTTCCTGGTAGTAATACTACAGCAACTTTTTTAATACAACAAGATTCAATAGAACTAAATGCACCTATGATGGAAAGAGGAGTAACAGCAAGCAGCACTGCAAACGCTAGTCCTAACTTTGTGAATAGAGAAGTATTTATTCATAAAATACTAATAAATCCAGATACAGGAGTACGAATAGGTACTAGTGTAATAATATTTAAAGGTATTATTGCAAGTGTAAATATAGACGAAAACCCTACTAGTGTAAAAGTAAAGTGGAACTTAACTAGTCATTGGGGAGACTTTGAAGAAATAAATGGAAGAATGACTACTGATGAAATTCATAGGTCTTTAACCTCTGCAGGTAACCCTGATTTAGATTCTACACTCAGACCCGAATATGCATCTGACCTTGGTTTTATGCACGCAGAAACATCGTTAAGTGCAATCGCAACTTATAAGACACAAGAAACAAGATACAAAATGAAAACCAAAAAGCGTGGTGGGCCTGCGGGATTTTTTGGTGGAACAAAACAGGAACAAATAGAATATCAAGTTGACATACAAAATGAAGTAGACTTAAACGTTTTTTTACAGGGTAAATATTTACCTGTAGTATATGGAGTACAAAGAATTAATGGTAATCCTATATTTGCAGATACTTTAAATGATAATAATAAAATAATATATACAGCAAACACAATTTGTGAAGGAGAAATCCATGGCTTATTTAATATATATATTGATGATGTTCCTTTAATTTGTACAGATGATAATGATTTTGATGTTAGAAGTCCTGGTGGGTCCGACGCAGATAATACTCAGTTACAGTGCCATGGAAAAATGTCAAGAGGACAGACTATAAGTGGACAAGTATACGACTCTTCTGCTACTCAAGTATCTTCTGCTCAGGAAGCAGCAAATGTAACAGCACAAGAAGCTAGAGAAGTGGCTCCTCAAAGCAATCAAGCTGACGCAATGTCCATTATAAAATTAGTGCCAGACAATTATTCAGCTTATGGTAGTAAGCCTTCTATTGCAGCAGGAGATGCCAAAGGACTAGAGCATGGTGCTCATTATGGAATAATGCACCCTTATAGTATAGACCAAATGTTTATGCATGGTAGACCAAATCAAAAAGCAGCAGCCATGCTAGTAGAACAGGCAGAGTCCGGTGGGGCTGTTGGAAGCATATCAGTACTGCATGGAGGAACTTCAAATTATAGTGGAGTTCCTACAATAACTATTAGTTCTCCTTCTTCAGGAGTAACAGCTACAGCTGTAGCAGAAATGGGAAGTACTAATACCAATGATGCAAATAGAATCAGAAGCGTTAGAATTACAGAAAAAGGGTCAGGTTACACTAGTGCACCTACTGTAACAGTTAACCAAAGTAAAGGAGCTAGATTATCAGCAAACTTAGGTGGTTATAAAAGACAAACAGATTACTGGACTGGTACACTACCATATTGGAGTTCTCAACATAGATTATTAGATACAGCCTACTCAGCAATGAAATTTGAAATAGATGCTGATGCCACTACTATTCCTGAAGTAGAATATGTAGTAAAAGGTAAAGTACTAGACTGTTTTAACTATGATAATTCTTATATTCCAGACGCACTTTTAGGAGCAGATGACTCTAGTGCCGACTTCACAGAAAGTGACTTAGTAGTAGTAGAGACTAGTGTTGATGGTACTAACTGGGTAGTTGACTCTACAGGTATTAATGCAGGAAATAAATTTAAAATTATGCATAAGTCTGTATTTACTACTTCCCGTGGAACAGCACATTTCAGATATAGACTAGACACTACCCCTAACTTGGGATTGGTAAATGGAAGAGCTACAGATAAAACAAGATTAAGACTTAAAAAAACAATTAGTGGAACTCCTAAATACTGGCACATGCTTACTTGGGACCATGAAATAGTAGGTTCAACAGTATTCCCTAATGACTGGGTATCAGCAGGAAGTAATGTTTCCGTAAATGGAAGTGGTGCAATAACTATATCAGGAGTATCAGCAGCTAATAAAGCAAAAATAGGACCTTCTAATCCTACTATTCAGTTCTATGCAGACGAGTGGTACACAGGGGCTTTTGCTACTACAGTATCAACCTTAAAGTATGCTATACTAAAAGGAACTTGGAGTGGTTCTGGGGATGCTAATGTATTAACTTTTACTGGTACAAACTGGACAGGAGTTACTTTCCCTAACACTATAAAAATTAGAAACGCTATAGAATTTAATATGACTTCGGTATCAGCTGTAGCAAATATATCAAACTCAAGTGCATTAACTAATAGCTTTACAGATGCTTTTAATAATACAGTATTTGAGAGAGGAGCAATATTAAATAATTTAACTACTGGAGAAAGTAGAGAAATAGTTGCTTTTGGAACAGGAAATAACTTAGTAGAAGTAAATACTCCTTTTTTAACTCCAGCTTACAGTGACCACAAATTTAGTATAAATGGAAGTGGAGCCGATAGAAGAGCTTCAAGCAACCCAGCATTACAAACTTTAGATTATATAATGAATAAAAGATTCGGCAGAGGATTAGAAGAAGCTGACTTAGATATAAGTAGCTTTGTGACCTCAGCAAAATTATGTGATTCTCGTTCAGACATAACAATACAACTAGCAAACTCTCCTAGTGGAGTTGAAGTAGGAGACATTTTTCAAATAACATCAGATGGAACAGCCTCAGGTACACACGTAGCCTCAGGTGTTGTAGCTTCTGGTGGAATAGATGTTACGAACAAAACAGTAACACTAACAAAAGTTATTAATAAATTTGCTAAAAAGTACAGCACTTATACTAGTATTAATACAGGTGACATAGTATATACTGATGCAGGAAATTTTTATAGAGCTACAGGTTCTATATCACTTCCATCTTCTACAGTACCTACGCATACATCTAACACTACCGCTAGTTTAGCAGCTCTTTCAGGGGATGTACAAATACATAAAGTATCAGGAAGTGGAAGTGTTAGTGTATTGAATATGGCGAAACAGAATATTCCAATTGATTATTCTTTATATGATGCTGACTGGGTTAAATATTGGAGATACTATGGGTGGAATCATCATCATCAAAATGAAGTAACAAGACATCAAACTAACTTTATACTAGATACAGGTAAATCAATATTTTCTAATGTCAATTCTTTACTTAGCCATTTCAATGGAATACTTTCATATGAGAATGGTAAATACGTACTAAGTGTAGAGACTCAAGAAACTGCACCAACAGCTAGTTATACAGATGGAGTAAACACGAATCCTTATTATATAGATAAAAGCGATATAATAGGAAAAATATCTGTAGTAGATAATTCACAAAAGAACGCTAAAAATACTATTAAAGCTAGTCTACAAGACCCGCAATTAAATTGGGGAACTCGTAGTGTAACATTCTTTAACTCAGACTTTTTGAAGGCTGATAGAAACGTTCCAAAAACTGCAAGTTTTCCTTTTACAGGAATAACTAATTATTATAATGCCAGAATAAATACAGAAAAAGAATTATTCCAAACACGATTCTCAAAAGAAATAAGTTTTGAACTCGGGCCTAAGGCTATGCTATTAAGAGCTGGTCAGGTATTAAGTATAAACTATGAGTCTTTTGGTTGGAGTAATAAATTATTCCGAATCGAAAACCTTAACTTTAAAGCAAATTGCAACGTTTCAGTAAAATGTCGAGAGTATGATGATAGCATCTATGAAATCACAAAACAACAAGCAATGAAGATTTCTCAGGAAACTTCAGGACAGTATGCTTTGAAAAGACCTTCTAAACCTACTATAACTTCGGTAAGTACTAATAAAATCGGGTCTATGTTATTAAGCTGGACAAATGCAGATGACTTCATAGAAGGCTCTGACTCTACTGAAATATGGACTCATACTAGCGATAGCTTAGCTGATGCAGTATTATTAGCTACCGTAGATAACTCTAGTACTTATATGTACAATGCAGCTGTAGCTCAAACTATATATTTCTGGATAAGACATTCTAGATTTAGTAGAGGTTCTACAGGTAACAACCAATTCACAGTAAAGAGTGACTATAATGCTAGCGCAGGTACTCAGGGTACTTCACTAGCTATTGCAGCTGGTGCTCAAACAGTAAAGTTATTACCTAGTACTCATGTTATTGATTACTCAGTGGTAGGAGCAGAAACTACTACAGTTAGTTTTACTACTGTACCTTTTAATGTATCAGGCACAGTTTTTTATGAATTCATAGTTGGCTCTACCTCAAAACAAAATACAACAGGAACAACATTCACACTAGCAGACTCAGATGAGCCAGCTCCAAGTGAAGCACCTGTAAGAGTAACAGTAAAATTAAGACAAGGTGCCAACAATGGAACTATTATAGCTCAAGATACTGTATCTATATTTGCCGTACAAGATGGACAAAGTGCTGTAACAGGATTCTTAACAAATGAATCACACACAGTAGCTACTGATACTTCTGGAGATGGAGCAAGCTTTTCAGGTGCAGGTGGAACATTCAAAGTATTCTATGGTAATCAAGATATTACTGGCAATGCTAAAGTAACCTTCTCTGCTGCAACTGGTACAAATTTAAGTGGTTCTATTAATGCAAGCTCTGGAGTGTACACTCTTAGTAACTTAACAGCTGACCTTGGAAATGTAGTATTCTCTTCATTAATTAAAGGTAGTGTTATAGGTGGAGTAGACGGAACAAATGATATAACAATTTCAAAAACATACTCTATATCAAAAGCAAAAGCAGGACAGAACGGAACAGGGTCAGCTGGAGCTAGTTCAAAAACAGTTTCATTAACAGCTTCTGACTATTCAATAGTATATGATAAAGACGGTGGAACCCCAAATCCTTCTGCTAGTACTGATATTACTTTAACAGCTACTGCGCAAAACTTTACAAATCCTTTCTTTAAATTTACAGGAGATGGTATAACAAATGAAACTTCTTACACAGATGGAGCAAGTTCTACTAATGATACTTTTACATTTCAAGTTCCTACAAGTCACTTTGCAGATGTAAAATCTTTAAGAGTAGGTGTATCAGAAGGAGAAGAAGCTGCTACTGAACTAGCTTTTGATACTATAAGTATTTTTGCAGTAAAACCAGGAGCTACAGGAACAGAAGGAGATGACGGCTATACAATTATCTGTAGTAATGAAGCACATACATTCCCTGCAGCAAGTAATGGAGCAATTAGTAGTTTTAGTAATAGTGGAACAGACTTTGAAGTATTTTCAGGAGGTACTCAACTAACTGGTATTACTAGCGGAACTCCAGGCAATGGACAATTTACAGTTTCAGCTGCCGTAACTGGTATAACAGCAGGAGCTCAATCAGCCAGTTCTAATAAAATAGTATTCTCTAATCATAGCGGAATGAGTAATGCAACTTCTGTAGCTTCTATAGTTTATACAGTAAATGTAGAAAATACAACTAGTGTAACAAAGAAACAAACATTTACAAAATCAACAGCAGGAGCAACAGGTATTCCAGGTACTGCAAACGCAGTAGTATATGCTTATCTTAGAAAAGCAGGAGATGCTCCTACAACAAACCCAGGAGCAGTAACAGTATCTTTAACAGGAACTACTTCCGGAACAATAACAACAGGAAGTTTAGCCAACAGCTGGCAAAAAACTATACCTTCAGGGGACAATCCTTTATATGTTGTAGCAGCAACTGCTTCAGGCACAGGAAGTACTGATAGCATAGCAGCAAATGAGTGGACATCAGCTGTAGTATTATCAAAAGATGGTACAGATGGAGTAACAGGTACTAATACTGCTATTGTAGTTTTGTATCAAAGAACATCAAGTAATAATGCACCTAGCAGTACTCCAGACGGAAACACAACATACACTTTTAATACTGGAGCAGTTTCTTTAACAACAGCAAACGGCTGGTCAACAGCAAATCCAGGAGTAAATTCTAGTAACCCTTATTTATGGATAACTCAGGCAACTGCTATAGCTTCAGCTTCAGCTTCTACAGATACTATTCCAGATTCAGAATGGGCTGCTATTAAATTATTTAGTACCTTTGCAGCAGATGGAGCTCCAGGAAATAAAACAGCATTAGTATACGCTTATAAAAGGTCTAGTTCAGACTTAAGTGGTATTAATGTAGCTTCAGCTGGCCCAGGAGCAGTAACAGTTAGTTTAAGTACAGGGCTAATAACAACAAGTTCATTAGCAAATAGTTGGTCTAAGACACCAGTTGCAAGTGACGGAAATCCTTTATACATATGTGCAGCTTCCGCAGTAGGTACAGGAAGTGCCGACTCTATAGCAGCAGCAGAATGGTCTGCTCCTTCAAAACTTGTAGAAGATGGTGAAACAGGTTCTGCAGGAAATAGTGTAGTAGTACTATATATTTATAAACAGTCTTCTTACACAGCAGGAATACCTTCTATTAGTGGAAATTCAAACTATAATTTTAATACTGCATCATTAACAAGTATTCCTACAGGTTGGAGTGCTACAAATCCAGGAGCTTCTTCAGACCGTAGGCTAGCTACATATAGGTCAGAAAAAGTATTAGTAGGCACAGGAACTTCAAATTCAGTAGCTTGGCCAACAGCCGAAATTTATTTTGAATCCTTTGATTGGAGTCCTTCAATTTTTAAAAGAAGTGCAAGTGCTCCTAGTACACCTAGTACTGCTTCAGATAATCCTCCTTCAGGGTGGTCAAGTAGTATTCCTACAGGGTCTGACCCAGTATGGCAATCAACAGGTACTTTAAGTAACTACTATAGTAGTACTTATAGTTGGTCAGCTCCTATAAAAATTACAGGCGATACAGGTACTGCAGGTTTAAACAGTGCAACAATAGTACTATACAAAACATCAACAAGTGATAGCAGACCTGACCACCCAAATTCAGTTCTAACATGGAACTTTGCAAACAAAACATTAACACCTACCGGTGACCTAGATGGCTGGTCAGTGAATGCTATACCAGCATCAGATAATACTTACTTATGGACATGCTCAGCTACAGCGGCTGCATCAACTGCAACAGATACCATAGCAGTAGATGAATGGTCAACAGAAACAAAAATTGGTAGTCCTAAACCTGTAAGGTCACACTCAGGGACAATATATTATGATGCTAGTACAACAAGTGTTCAATCAGCTCCAACAACAAGTGGAGTAAGTATCAATTTTGACTCTCTCGTATTATCTGGTTTAGCAAGTGGTTGGAGCACTACTAGAGCTACTCCTGCTTATACCATCTTAGACTTTACAATTACAGAAGCTACTTATGGTGGCTCACAAACAATAAGCTTTGGGAATCCAAAACTTGTTGGAGATATTCTTGATAAAGGAATAACAGATTGGATAATAGATTGGGACGACGGTAATAATAGACTACAGTTAAAAGTTGATGGTGCTGTAACAGCAAATGCAAATTACCCAAACTCAATTAAAAACAATCAAATATCTTTAAGTGGATTAGGTGGCGCTGCGGCAAACTCAATACCTACATTTACTAGTGGAAGTGCTGTACCTACTAATGGCTCACAGCCAAATGGTTCTACATATAGAAGAACAACTACTCCTAATAGACTTTATACAAGTAACGGTAGTACTTGGACAGAACTTACTATTAATACTAATACAGAATATAGTGCTGGTGACTTTAACATAGCAAATCTAGCTGGTTACACAGCAGGTGCCTATCTTAATTCAAATGTCAGTGTACCCTCAGTAGGTGACTTTAACATAACACAATTAGCTGGGTATACAGACGCTCTATTTAAAAACTCTTCTGTTGCTGTACCTACAGCTTCATCAGGAAGCACACTTCCTGCTGAATCAGGATTAGTTCCTGGAGAAACTTTTGCAAGAGATGATGGAGTTCTCTTTATAGCTACAGCATCTGATAATTGGGTAGAAGCTGCTAACACTACAGGTAATGATAATACTGTAACACAAATTAGACAAGACAATACAGGAACATATAGAACAGGCAGCATCAATTTAGTTAGTGGAAGTAATATGAGTATTACAGAAACTAGTGCTGGAGTATTTAACTTTGCAGCTACAAATACTAACACTCAACTATCAGACGCACAAGTAAGAAGTAAAATTTCTGGTACAGGTGTAATATCCTATAATAGTTCAACTGGTGTAATTAGTTCAAGTGCTACAAATATAAGTAATACTAATCAGCTAACAAATGGAGCAGGTTATACTACCTATACTTCTAACCAAGCTACAAATAATTCAAGTAATGTTCATTTTGAAGGTTTAATGGTTGGACAAACTTCAGGTTCTACAGCTAATACTATTAAGTGTGTTGGAGATGTTGTAGCTTTCTCATCTTCAGATAAAAGATTAAAAGATAATCTAACACCTATCAGCAATTCACTAGAGAAAGTTGGTAAATTAACTGGTTACGAATTTGATTGGAATGATAAACAAAGTGTTCATACAGGACATGATATAGGAGTAGTTGCTCAAGAAGTAGAAGAAGTAGCCCCAGAGCTAGTAGAGACAAGAAAACACGATGGATTCAAAGCTGTTAAATATGAAAAGCTAGTTCCTTTGTTGATTAATGCAATTAATGAATTAAAAGCTGAAGTAGAGGAACTAAAAAGTGGCAATAGAGAGTAGCGGAACAATATCCTTAGGAACTACAGCAGGTACGAATAGAAGTATCTCTGGAGAGTTTGGTGGTAGCACGCCCCATGCATTGAGTGAGTATTATAGAGGAGGCTCAGAAGTTCCTAATACTAGCGCAAATAATGATGTGCCTACTAGTTCAACAATAAAATTTAGTGATTTCTATGATTCAGTAAACTTTGCAGCAACAGGGAATGAAGCAATTGGTTCTTGGCCTGTTGTATTTGGCTCTATTACTCATCCAGGCAATAATACTAATAGTAATGGCTTTAATAATCAGGCGTTTACAAATGCTAACTTTGCAGAGGTTATAGCAACTATAGATTTCTATGTAGATGAATCAAATAATAGAGTAGAAATAAGATACTTTGGTTCGAACAGTAGTGCAGCTTCTTCTTATACTGTAGTTTATCTTACTTATGTAGACTTAGATATTTCTCAAAGTTCTGTATGGCAAGTAAAAGCAGATTGGAATTACTCTACTTCTGTTGGAGCAGGAGCAGCAGCAGGAACCATTGTTGAACCAGCTGCAAATTTAGACAACGCATACAGAACACTAAGTGCAAGTAGCAGAACCTCATATACCTGGAAAGTAACATCGAATAGTGGAAATGAAACAGCAACTATAGGTTCAGGGGTTGGCGACTCAGTTACTTTCTATCTCAAAAATACAGATGGTACAGGAACAGCTAGAGAAGTTAACTCGGGCTCAAAAACTTTATTCTTAAAAGCAACAAGAGGGACTCAGCAAGAAATAGGTGGTGGCGGAGGCGGCGGCGTATAACTTATTTAATGGTAGTAACCCAACCCCACCTAGAAAATATTTCTTGACATATACCTTAATTTTTGGTATAATTATAAACATGGAGAACATAATATAATGGCAGCAGGAACTTACAATTTCACAGTAGAGCAAGGGTCGACTTTCATACGAAGTCTATCCCTACAGGAGAACGGAGCAGCGATGAACTTGACTGGGTACTCGGTCGCGTCGCAGATGCGTTCAACTCACGACTCAAGTACAGTCGTAGGCACATTTTCATGCTCAGTTGCTAACGCTTCTGGGGGTACGATTAGTATGCTCATGTCAGCGTCTGCTACAGGCGGTATAGAAGAAGGTATATATGTTTATGACGTTGAGATAACCAATAGTGGTGGAAGTGGAAGTATTAAAAGAATACTTCAAGGTAAGGTAACAGTAACACCTGAAGTCACAAGATAATGGCAATAACGGTTACAGTTACTGAGACTCCAACTTATGTAACAGTCAATGAGACTGATACAACTGTGACTCTTAATCAAAGTGATAACCCTATAACAGTAACAACAAGTACTGACTTAATTACAGCTTTAGGATTTGCATCAGATGTAACTTATACATCTCACAACACATTACCAGGAGGTAGTGTACAAGCTGCTTTAGAAGATTTAGCAGACCAATTTTTCAGACAAGCCGCAACCCCTTCAGGTAATAATTTACAAGAAGGAGATATGTGGTACAATACATCTACAGAACTACTACACGTTTATAGAGAAGTAAGCACTGGAGTTTACGAGTGGCATATAATTGCCTCAGCAGGGGGTTCATCCCCTACGAGTTTCACTATGGACGGTGGCTCATTCTAGGATAACAATATGGCAATAAATATTATTAAAATTAAAAGAACGACAGGTACTACCGCACCTAGTTCTTTAAACGCAGGAGAGCTGGCTTATTCAGGTGGAGCAGGTACTCAAGGAAACAATGGTCAAAGATTATTTATCGGAGACCCAGCAAACTCAAACGCAGTAACAGTAATTGGCGGTAATTACTTTTCCAATCTATTAGACCATGCACATGGTACAACAACAGCAAGTTCAGCTTTAATCGTAAACGCAGCAAAGTCAACTTCTGAATTAAGAACACCAGCACTATACTTAGGTACTTCTGGAAATGATACTTTAGTTACTTCAACAGCTGCAGAATTAAACGCACTAGATGGAATTACAACAAATGTAACTGAGCTAAACTACTTAGATGGTACATCATTAGGTACAGTAGTAGCTAGTAAAGTAGTAGCAGTAAACTCGAACAAAGATGCATTAGGTTTTAGAAATATTAGTTTAACTGGTAATGTAGCAACAGCTAGTATTGATGTAACAGGCAATCTATCTGTTGACGGAGTCTCAAACTTAGATAATACAGATATAGATGGCTCACTAACAGTAGATGGAGCAGTAGATATAAATGCTACTACTTTTGATGTTGATACTTCAGGTGCTATTACTATAGACAGTTCAGATAGCAATGGTATTAAAATAGGAGCTAACTCTTCTGCTAAACCCGTAACAATTGGGCATACAACTTCAGAAGTAACAGTTGGAGATAATTTAACAGTTACAGGTAACTTAACAGTAAGTGGTACAACTACTACTGTTAATTCAACTACTGTTTCAATAGCAGACCCAATATTTGAAATCGGAGAGTCAAGCAGTGATGATAACTTAGACCGCGGTATTAAAATGAAGTATAACGATGGTGCACAAAGAATTGCATTCATGGGCTTCGATGATTCAGATGCTAAATTTACTATGATACAAAGAGCTACTGATACTAACAATGTATTCAGTGGAGCTTTAGGTACTTTGAAAGCAAATATTGAAGCTGGTAACTCAGGTTTAAAAATAGGACCTTCAATACCTTTTACAGATAATGGTGGTGGAGTTTTAACACTACAAAACGTAGATGCAATAGATGCCACAACAGAAGCAACACTAGAAGCTGCAATAGACAGTTTATCAAACTTAACAGTAACAGGAACAATAGGAAGTGGTACTTGGCAAGGAACACCTATAACACATGTTTATGGAGGTACAGGTTTACAATCACCAGGCTCTACTGGTCAAATAATGGTATCAACAGGCTCAGGTTTCCAAATGCAAAATATTGATGGCGGAACATACAGCTAATGTCCCAAACAATACAATTAAAAAGAAATACTACAAATACTACCGCACCAGAAAGCGGAGATTTAGTAGTAGGAGAAGTAGCAGTCAGCGCAGTTGACGGTAAACTTTATATCAAAACAACTGGTGGCGTTATAAAACCAATCGACGCATCAGAAGACGACGCAATAGCACTCGCAATAGCACTAGGATAATAATATGGCAAATGCATTTAAAAACGCTGGTTTAGCAGCA